CTTCAACGCATTCGAGGTATAGGACAAACCCGCAAGATCGGTGAGCGTGGAATCGAGCGGCTGATACGAACCGATCGTCTGATAGAGTGTATCCCCGGCCGTCTTGTCGAGGATGTTCCCCGCTGCGATGCCCACGGTCTTGAGCGTGAACGTGTCCGCAGCGGTGAGGGTGAGAACTTGCGTTCCCGCCGACCATGCCACCGCCGACAATGCCGTCAGCGTTGCGTCGGAAGGCTGTGCGCCAAGCGTGTTATACGAGATCGTCTGCGCCGCCGAGCCGTCGAACTCGGTTCCCGATGCAGCTCCCGAGCCGGAATTGTTGAACGTAACGGCGTTCGGGGTCGTTGAAGTCGGCGCGTTGTTGATCTTGATCCACGCCGAGCTGTCGAAGTTCCAGCAATAGGTGTTCGATGTGTCCGTTTCATGCCACACATAGGTCGGGTCTGGGCCGCTCGCGGGCGTCGGCGGAGACGGCGTAAAAGCCAGCCTCTCCGCGTTCGTTCCCGACGCGAGAAAGCGGTTCAGCGTTGAGTCTGTCATTTACGGGTTCCAGGCGACCATGATGAGGCTTCCGGCACCGTCGCTGATGAGGACGGGCGGCTCTGCGCCACTGACAAGCGGGATGAACTGCGCCGCGCCGAACGTATCGTCATTGGCGCGGTTCAGAAGGTAATTGATTGCGTTCCCGAACCGGGTGAAGATGTCGTTGGTCTGGAACGTCGGGACATTGGGGTAGAGGTTCACCGCATATCCCCCGCCTCGAACTCGTATTCACACCCCTGGACGTAAGACCACCTGGTTCCGGCGGGGATCGACCACTGGTTGTCGAAATACCGCCCGTTAGCCCTCAAGGGCATCTTCCCGTTGCTGCGCATCGAACCCGTCGAGACAAGGCTCTCACCGTCCCCGGCGTTGAGCTTTGCGTTGATTGAAACCGAAGCGCTCGTGGCATCCGTCACCATGCGAACCGACCGCAGTCTCGAACGCCGTCCGGGCGTCAGTTCGATGTTCTTCTGCACCCCGCTTGCCTGCATCGGCGTGCCCGACAAAGACCCGAGCCGGTTGCTTCCATCCACCACCAGCAGGAGAGGGTTTCCGCCGGCCAATGAGGGGTCATCGAGGCTGATCGGTATCGAATCCAGCCCCGAGGGATAGATCGCATCCAGCGCGTCAATCGAGACGTTCGCCGTGCGCCCCGTGAGCAGTCCGGTCACGTCGGTTTCGATCATTGACCAGCGCTGCAAGACCCAGTTGTAGGCAATGATCCGCCCCGGCGTGCCCGGCATGGCCCAGTAAACCACCGACAGCCTCGGAGACACCGCGGCCCAGATGTTGGCGATGTCCTCGCGTGAATGACGCGAGAAGAACCAGCGGTTGACCTTTTCATCCCCGATGGGAGTAACCGTCTCCCCGTCGCACATCTCGAACCCGCGCTCGGAGACGAAGAAGATCAGCCGTCCGACATTCGCCACCGATCCCGCCGCCATGCACCCGACCTCGGGCGAGATGACGTCGAACTGGAAAATGACCGGCGGGCCAACGTAGCTCACCCGGCGGATGGTGTTCTTTTGCAGGATGATCGCATATTCGCCGCCGACGATGCTGACGCCCGTTCCTCCGTCCAGAAGAGGCTGGAAATCCGACTGGTTCTCGCCCGCCGTCCAACCTGTGCAATCATTAAACGCCGACCACACCGCCTGTGAATCGGCGGTGAGGCACATGACGAAATCCTTGACCGTGCAGACATCGATCGCATTGGCTGGCGCGCCGGTTAAATCCGAAGCCGTGCCCGCGATCAGCTCATACCGGCCCAGTTGCCCCCCGTTGGCGTAAACAACATTGTCGCCGAACTGCGCCAGATGCCACCGCCCCGTCGTGACGACCGAAGCGATGTCCGACCACGCACCGCTGTATTTCCTGAGCTTTGCATTGGTGGCAGACAGAAGCGTCGAATTGCCGTCCGAACCGATGAACGCCCCGCCCCCGAGGAATGCACCACCAAGCGAAGACGTGACCGCCTGGAACGAGCCCACCGGAGCGTAGCCGTTGGCGATCGGAAGCACGTTCTTCGCTTCGGTGAGCGCGTTGGAGTGTGACGGGGCGGCGTCCGGCGTGAACTCGCCGAACGGGATTTCCTTCAGCACTTGGCGCGACCGCCGACCTGCGTAATCATCGACGGCACCAGCGGCCCCGCGCCGAACCGGTCGTTGCGCGAGGTCTTGTTGATCCGCTGCATGACGTTATCGAGCAGCGCCTTCCACTGCGCCGCCCTGACGGAGTTATCGAGATAGCATTCGGCGTTGAACAGCGTCGCATACAGGTAGGCGTCGGGGTGCTTCTGGAGCAGCCAGTTGGACGGCGCATAGAGCGACAGCGGCTCAATCCGCGCCCAGTAATCCATCGTCAGGGTGATCGTGCCGGACGGCGGCGGAATGAGCCGGATCGCACCCGAGATCAGGGTGTAGGCAACCGGCGTTCCCGTCGTGCCGTCATAACCCTGCCTAATCGCAGTCGATGAAATGGCCTTCAGCGGGCGATCAGGTGAACCTTCCTCGTAAATCGCCCGCATCGCGAGATAATCTTCGGGCAGCGTCGTGTCTTCGCTCGTCGCCTCGCCGATGGTGGTGGCTTCCATCTCCGGCGTGCGCAGCTCGCGGTTGAACATCGCTTCGGCCATCTGGACGAAGGTCGGCACCTTGTCTGTCAGGTCGTCGCGGTCGAGCCAGTCGTTGACCGTCGTCTTGAGCGTGGCGAGATCGGGAATTGCGCCGGGTGCGCTGACATCAATCGAAATTGCCATCAGCGACCTCTCAGATGATGATGTTCCGGCATTTCAGATACCGGTAGTCGGGATCGTTCAGCAGGCGGTTGACGCGTTTGCGGGTGTCTTCGCAGCTGGCATATTTCCAGGCATCAACGCCGTATCTGACCTTCCAGTCATACATGACGCCGATGGGAATGGACGCGACCCGCTCCATGTCCCCCATGCGCCCGGTGTTGACGTGGTTGGCTTCTCTCTTGTTGCGGTCCACCGTCGCCATGATGTGGCGGGCGTCCTGCTCATAGCGGACCAGCACACCCTCGGGATCGTCTGGATTGTCGCCGAGATACTTCTTCAGCCCGTTGGCCGGGTTGTAATCGATGAGTTCCCAGTTGCTCATGGGCTCTCCTCAAAGAAAAGGGGCCGACCGAAGCCGACCCCTCCCCCTGTTAGTCCGAACCCATCTTACGTCAGGTCGCGGATGGCCGCCGAAGCGGCCTCATTGCGCGAAACGAGCGCGACCTCCTGCCGCATCATCTTGCGCGTGGCGAGACCCGTCTTGGCGAGGTCTTCCACCTTCAGCGCATCCAGCGTGGCGACCGCCCAGTAGTCGGGATCGATCACCAGCGCATCGCGCGCCGAGCAGAAGCGCGACGGAACGAACTGCACCTCGCCTGCGTCGGAAACGTAAATGTCCGCTCCCGCCACAATCGTGATGCGCTTGTCGTTCGTCTCGCGGCGTGCCTGGGCAAGACCCGAGAACGCTGCGGCGATCTGCTTGTGCGGCATGTCGGTAATGACGAGCCGCGGGTTGCCGCCGGAGACCCAGCAGTCCGCAAGAGCGGTCTTGAGCAGGGTTTCCGTATAGGTGCGCTGCGTGCCATTGCCCGCCGCCGCATTCGGATAACCAACCGTGGTTGAGCCCGAATAGGTCGGGTCGGTGCCGGTGGAACCCTTATACGAGTGCGTGACAATGAACGCCAGAGCGCCGGCCGTCTCGCCAGCGGTGCCCGAAGCCGGAGCGACCGCCGCGTAGTTGCCGGTAAAGCGCAGCTCGGCGTCGGTGCGAAGCTCGCGCCCCGCCTTCATCAGTTCGCGGCCAAGCTCCGAAGCACGACCCGCGCTGCGGCTCGCCTCCATCGTGGTCGAAGAACCGACGACCTTCGTCATGATCTGCGTGTAGTTGCCCTGACGCACCGTGTTTGCACGAGTGTCGTTCGTCAGGTCATCGCCCTGGATGTGCTTGTTCTGCGCTGATGCGGCAGTCAGCTTGTCGGTCTGCCATTCGTGATAGACCTGCGAAGCGGACTCCGTTCCGATCGCCTTCTGAAACGGGCAATCGTCGGGAAACAGCTCACCGATACGGTCAGAAAGGTCCTCGCGGATGCCGACACGGCCCACCGCTTGGATGGTATTCGAGGGAACGGCCATTGTTTGGCTCTCTTATGGTTGGGGCTAAATCTGCCCTGTGTTCTTGAGGTAATCGAAGAACGCGGCCCCCTGAACGTCACGGTTCTTGGAGGTTCTGGCGACTTCGAGAGCGGATTGCGCATTGCGTGCGCTGAGCTGAGGACCGCCCTGGGCAACGCCTGGCCGGGATGTTACCGGTGGCTTGCCCTTTGCGGCGCGAACCTTTTCCATCTTCGTCTTGTTGAG